GTAGCATATTCTGATGATACCCATGTACCGGTCCTATCCTGCCACTGCCAGTCTGGTCTAGGTGGTTCACCGGGATTAAATGGTACTTGGGGTCCTGAACCAGGACCTGGTCCTACGACAACTTGACCAGAACCTGCATAAACTCCACCGCTCAGAATAAATTCAGAACCAGAATTTTGAACAGGACCTGCTACAAATTGTGGACTAGGACTTGATGACTGCTGATTAGAATAGGACTGTGTTGTAATCGGAGCTGGTCTATTACCTATAACAGGCGGTGTACCTGGTAATGGTTGAGGGCCAACTTGACCTATTACAGAAGGTGAGGTTAGTGTTGGGTTCACACTTCCTGTTCCGTATATAGGATAATATGTTTTACTATTTGTAGGTAAGTTAGGTTGTGTGTTATATAAAGGCACCGTCAATGATTGGTAACTATTGGGGAATAGCTTCTTAGGATTTAATAAATCAGCAAGTGATTCTAACCCTTTTGTCTTACAATTGAGGGGTACAAGTATATCTTCTAAGTCAACCCCTACCATAATTAAAAATGCACCATATATTTTTTGTTCCTGATTAGCGGTGATAGGTGCAGAATTGTCAATTATACTTTGAACTTCTTCTGCGGTCAATCCACTAGATAATAATGCCAAAGTTAATGATGGTGTTATCGCATTAAATTCACGTATAGTCTGTAACAATACTGATGGCAACCCGAACGTAGAAATCTTACTTAAATTAATAGCCTTACCCAATGCAATTAAATCGTCACCGAATGGTTTTAGTGCTAGATTTACACCTGCAAGGTCTGCACTTATCAGGTCATTCATGTTACTGTATGTACCTTGCAAGAAACCTTTAGATGCCTCCATTGCAAACAATGCGCTATTAGTATAATCTACAAAACTAGATGCTGACATGAATGATGAGCAAAAGTCTTTATAGAAAACATAGGGTGCAGTTTGTTCACCGTTCCAGTTAAATTCATTCCAAGCTTGAAGTGCAATCAATCTTACATAGCCCCATTGAGTTACACCGTTGCTACTGTTATATGGATTCCATGCCGCTCTTAATGATGTAGTTGGACTACCGTTATTTGATGGACCGGTCCAATCATATGTATATGGTTTGCTGTTTCCTAAACCGGGTATAGAAATACCATAGAAAATATTACCTTGAACAGTCGCTGTCCCTAGATTAAGTGATGACAATACAGTGAACGATCCTATACTAGAAGTCTCTACTTGCCAATAACCATTATACCCTTGCGGGTCAGTGATACTAGGAGAGGTTACTCCACTAAGTCTTACAAATGATCCTAATGGAAACTGTGATACTGTACCTGTTCCATGCGTGACCGTAAAACGAGTTATAGTACTAGTGATACTGACTGTTGCAATACTGCTAGTCGCAGATCCTATACTAATTAAATTATCATATACTGAATTAGTTACTACACCTCGATTATACGCATCGTGTATTGACCATGTTAATAATCTAAGACATGTATTTTGTACAACAGACCCGAACGTATATGCCCCGTATGTCTTGCTTTGTCCCATATGTGCGGCGGCAACCGGATTAATATTAAGACCTGTATTTTGTAATACAGATCCCAATACGTTTACACCTAATGGACTTTGTTTTCCTGTATCTGCCATAATTATTTACGGACAAAAAACGTCAGCACTACCTTGAACTATGCTATGGCCACATGTATTTCCAGATCCCACTCGTAACACAGGTGTGTTCTCTGCAAATACAGTAGGACTACCCTCAGTAGTCATAGCCGAACGATGAGGTGGATGGGGTCTTCCCCAAGGCGCGTGGGGTGTGATTTGACTAACATGAAGACCTACTGGTATGCCGTTGGCAAATACAGTACTAGCACCACGCATTATTGTACCACCTACTTGATTAGCGTCCCCTAAGCGACTTAATTGAGCCATATTATCCTAAAATTAGTTTCTTATCTGGTACTTTAATACCGGTCGTTGCTTCTAAGTACTTCATTCTAACACTATCATCCGTTGTAGCATGGATAGCAACGCTGTTAGTATTTAGCTTAAATTCTTCCTTCGGATCTGCGGTAAAGACGCTAGGAATCATTTGCATACCTTGTTGTGTGGGTGCAATTGATACCGGTTCTTCTAAGACGATCCAATCACCACCTGAATGTTTTACTTTAGCGATTAGTTCTTCACCTGAATTTAGTTTGAAGGTGTATACTTGACCTGATTGTAGTGCTAGTTGCATTAATTACTTTCTGTTAATTTTGTTTTGAGTTCGGTGAACCCACCGATAAGTTCCCCGTTCATAATGATTTGGGGGACTGTTCTTGCTGTTGGAATTGCTTCAAGCAATTCTTCTTTTGTCCATCCGTCTCCAATTTTACGTTCTTCAAATTGAATACCTTTTTGATTTAACAATGCCTTTGCTTGATCGCAATACGGACAGTGATACTTACTCCATACGATAGTTGTCATAATATTTCCTTTTATTTGGTAGTTACTTGGATGTTACTCACACTCCAATATGAGCTAGTGTTGTTACACAACGCTCCCCAACCGCAACTTCCATTCCACCACGGCGCAGAACTAGGACCTTTTGGGCTGTAGCTTTGCCAAAACGTGATGACAGGCCAGTAACCGTTCTTCATTGAAGCTGTTAAGTCTGTCATGTCTAATGTTTTACTTCCTTCAGCACCAGTAGTGCTAGGTGACTTTGTAGTGTTTACTGTAGATGAATCATATACTACAACACTCGTAGTTCCTTGTTGATATGTCACGACCATTTTAGGCGTGTCATATGTAAAGTTTGCTACTACTTCAAACGGCTTACTCATATCAATACTAGTAATAGCATGTAATCCGTTAATAGGATCATTCTTCATGTTTGCGCTAGTGAAACAACTGTTACCAAGTGCGGTGTTAGCATAAGAATATTCATAACGTTGTGGTGCTGAACTACCACCATCACCTAAGTGCATAGTAGTCTGAAATAGTTTGTTACCATTTGTTTCCATGAAATCAATTTCTCTACAATTCCATTGATTTCCATTACCACCGGAGTCACAATAATTGCTACCAATCGGTTGTGTTGTTGGTTGCACAGGGTTTGATACCATGTAAATTGATGCGTTGACGTAGTTGTTTCCTAACTTACTTAGATCCACTGTAGCTCTAAATTCAGTAATGTTAGTATAGCTTTGAGTAGATACTAATCTGCCTGCTTGACATTGAGTACCTGATCCAAATGTTATAGAGTTACCGCTAATAGTAGGCGCACCTTTGTCTGTGCAATTTGCACTGTAATCTAATACAAATGAGGGTGCAGATGAGACTGCTTTTGGGGCTTCAGTTGTTTTCGTACAAGCTGATAATAACATTAAACTCAGTATAACTAATAATTTTTTCATATTTTTCCTTTTTAAATATTTGGTAGTGAATCATAGTCTAGTGCATCTGACATTACACCGATAACGTAGTTAGTTGATTCATTTTCTTGTAGTGCTGTTTGTTTCTTGCTAGTATCAGTGTGTTTGTTGAACCAAGGGATAGGAGTTGTCTTGGGTGCATTACTGTTATAACGAATACCAATTTCTTTTAACGCTCCTACCGCAGTGTAATCTACAAAGTCTTTTAACACTGTTGCGTTTAATCCAATAACAGGACCTAGCTTAAACAAATAATCAGCCCATTCTTTTTCTTCACGGATAACATCCATGTACAGTTGATAGACTTCACCTTCACACTCTTGTTTAGCCGCCGCAAAACGAGGGTCCTCTTTAATAACTTGATTGATAAGGTAAGCTGTCCAACCTTTATGTAGCAACTCATCTTGTAGAATCAAACTAATGATATTGCCGTTTCCAATAAAGATTTTGTTCTCAACCATTGCTAATGAAGTGGCAAACGATACCATAAATCTAAATGCTTCTAATGCATAGCTTGCATGTAGTGCCATCCATATTGCTTTGATATGTTCCTTCTCTGTGACAGGTTCACCTAGTTCTTTGCGACAATTAACTTTGTGCAACGCATCATAATAGTTGCCTACACTACTTGCCATGTCTACAATTTCTTTAGTGTCATGAATAGTATTGAACACATCTTTAGGCACGTTATAGATATTACGAATAATGTGACTGTAACTACGACTATGAATGTTTGTCTCAAAGAACGTCCAGTTGTAAATCAATGCTTCTAGTTCGGGCAACGATACTACAGGAGTAAACACTTGACTAGGTGCACGACCTTGCAAGCTATCTAATGCTGTTTGTCTTAATAGATTGCTAGTAAAAATGTGTTTTACTGCATCACTAGACTCTTTAAAATCATTGGCATCTTTAGTTAGACTAACTTCTTCTGGCACCCAGAAGAAACCACGTGCTGTTGTTTCAAAATCTGCAATCTTTTTATATTTTACTTCTTCAAATCTTTGAATGGTTACGGGACCTTCCGGATCCAAAAACATTTTTCTATTCAAATAATCTGTTTTTGTGTTTAAGTTGTATTGTTGTTTACTCATAATTTACACGCTTCGCAATCTTCTTCGTCAAAGTCAACAGCTTCTAGCATTGCTGGCGCGACTTCAGCCTGTTGTTTGCTACCTTGCTTGTTAATCAAGCTGTAGTAGAATGTTTTTAATCCCCACATATGTGCCTGCATTAAGTTCTTAGCAATCAATGTTGTTGGAACTTTACGCTCAGGGAAGTGAGCAGGATTATAGAATGTGTTAGTACTGATACTTTGGTCAACATAGGCTGCAATCACTGCCGCTGTCTTTAAGTAACCATCACAATCTTTTTGTTCCCACATCATTTGATATTTGTTTTTCAGTCTGTGATATTCAGGAACAACTTGCACAAATGAACCAGCTTTGCTTTCTTTTACAGAGATTAAACTCATTGGCATTTCAATACCATTGGTACTATTGATTACAACACTGGATGATTCTACAGGAGCGACAGCCATTTGCGTAGCGTTACGGACACCATGTTCTTTCATATTAGCACGTAATGTTTCCCAATCTAGTTCTGGTGTAAAATTTGTCAACTCATTAACACCGTTAGCACGTAGTTCCCAAGGGAATATTCCTTGCCCATAACGTGTTCTGTCACTGCCTTCGCACTTACCACGTTCTTTTGCTAATTCAACTGTAGCCTCTGTTAGATAGAATGACAAATGTTCCATCCATGTCTTAACTTCTTGCAGTGCGTCTTTGTCTCCATACTTAAGACTACGCTTGGCATGCCAATACGCTAAGTTAGTTACACCGATACCTAGTGGACGAATCTCGTCATTGCTTAGTTTACTCTGTATACTTAAAAAGTCTTGGTAATCAAGGATGTTGTTAAGACTGCGGTGAAGTATACGGCAAGCCCTACGCATATCTTCTGGGTTTCGGAAAGCTCCCCAGTTAATACTACCCAACGTGCATAGAGCAATGC